ATCTATTATAACCCATCTCAAATTGATTCAGCACCAAATTTAAGAACTGCAATTATTACATCATTGAATGAATATGCAAATAATGTTGAAATTAATAAATTTGGTGGTAGATTTAAATATAGTAAATTAAATACACTGATAGACCGTGTTGATAATGGAATTACTTCTAATATTACGAAAGTAATCATAAGAAGAGATATGAAGGCATTGTTAAATCAGTTTGCTCAATATGAGTTATGTTTTGGTAATCGTTTTTATATTAATTCTGCTGGTTTCAATATCAAGAGCACTGGATTTACAATATCAGGATCAAATAGAATTAGTTACTTAACTGATGTACCAAATAAGGATGCATCTGGTAATCTTGATGGAAGTATGAAAGGTGTTTTAAGTGTTGTTACAAAAAATGAGAAAAATCAACAAATTGTTTTGATAAAAGAAGCAGGAATTGTGGATTATAAGAAAGGAGAAGTTATTTTAAACACTATAAACATTTCATCAACGGTATCTGAAAATAATATCATTGAAGTTCAGGCATTTCCAGAATCAAACGATGTAGTTGGATTAAAAGATTTGTATTTGAGTTTTGACGTTTCAAAAAGCACAATAAATATGTTTAAGGATGTAATTGCTTCGGGTGAAGATGTTTCAGGTGTTGTATTCACGAGAGATTATTATACCTCTAGTTACTCAAATGGAGATTTAGAGAGGAAATAATATATGTCACAAATTGACAAAAGAATAAAAGTCAATCAGATTATTGAAAGTCAGTTACCTGAGTTTGTCGTAGCTGATTTTCCTAATGCCACTGAATTTTTAAGACAATATTATATTTCACAAGAATATCAAGGTGCACCCAGTGATATACTCGGAAATTTAGATCAATACTTAAAATCTGATAATTTAGTTCCAGAAGTTATAGTTGGATCAACAACTCTATCTGCAGATGTTTCTTTAACAGATACAACAATCACAGTTTCTAGTACAAATGGATTTCCATCTGAATATGGACTGTTAAAAATAGGAAATGAAATCATTTCTTATACTGGTAAAACCTCAACAACATTCACTGGATGTATTCGTGGTTTTAGTGGAATATCAGGATATAATGTAGGTATAAGTTCATCACTATTAGAAATAAATCGTGAAAAACTAGTTTTTGAAGATACTTCAGCAGAAACTCATACTTCTGGTGCAAATATAACAAATTTATCAGTTTTATTTTTACAAGAATTTTATAAAAAATTAAAGAAAACATTTTTACCAGGTTTAGAAAATAATGATTTTTCACCAAACGTTGATGTAGGTAATTTTGTTAAATTTGCTCGTTCTTTCTATCAATCAAAAGGTATAGAGGAATCAGTTAGAATTTTATTCAAAGTATTATATGGTGTTGAGAGTACAATTCTTGATCTTGAAGGTAATTTAATAAAACCTTCAGGGGCAGAGTTTATACGTAGAGAGGTTATTGTTGCTGATTTAATTTCAACAACCGCTGAACCTCAAAATTTAGTTGGACAAACAATATTTAAATCTACTGATACATCTACTAATGCTTCTGTTTCAGAAGTTGAAATACTTAATCGAAATCAAAAAACATATTATAAAATATCTTTATTCGTTGGTTTCAGTGATCGTGATTTGATAGAAGGTGTATTCACTGTGCCAGGTAAAACAAAATCTTTAGCAGATGTAAATGTAAATGCAAGTGTCATATCAGTCGACTCAACTGTAGGATTTGGTGCTACAGGCACTTTAATAAGTGGGCAAAATTCTATTGATTATACATCAAAATCGGTCAATCAATTTTTTGGTTGTTCTGGTGTAGGTGTAAAGATAAACACTGCTGATGATATTCGTTCAAATGAAACTATTTTTGGATATGAAAATGGTGATTTAACAAAAAGAGTTGATTTAAGAATAACAGGTGTTTTATCTGAATTAGTGCCAATATCTGATATAAGTTTGGTACAAGAGGGTGAAAATATATTTGTAAAAAATGTAGGAGAGAAAATACCAAATAATAATGATTCATACAAACAAATTTTTGCAAATTCTTGGAAATATAATACTAGTTCAAGATTTCAAGTTGATATATCTGGGGCAACTTTCACTGTTAAGACATCTATTGATAAATCTAATTTAAAAGTAGGTGATAAATTCAATATTTTAAAAAGAGGTGAACAAGTTATAGTAGGTAGTGGTGAAGTAGAAAGTATCAATTCATCATTAGGTCAAATAACAGCGATTAATATTGCTGGATTTATTCAAGATCCAAATGAGCAGTATGATATTAGAAGAATATTTAATACTGCAACTAGCAGTGGAATAGAAATAAAACAGGGAAATGATGTTCTTATATCAGATGTACTGAGTGTTTATACAGATGGTGATACTGATGGTTATGTGGCTGCTAACTCTTTACCAAGTTATGACATAACAGCAAATACAATTACAGAAACATTTTCTGGTCAAAATTTAGACGGATTAAATTCATTGACCAATGAATATAGTTTTATTCAATTTAATCCACCTACTGGTCAAAATATTAAATTCATACAAGGTGATGCTGTAGTCTATAACCCAAAAACTGAAGTTCTATCTGGTTTAGAATCTGGAAGAACATACTATGTTGATCCTGTAACTCCACCTGCTGGTCAAACCATATCAAAGATAGCATTATATCAATCATTAAGTCAGATAGGTACAGCAAGCACTGTACAAGTTGGTATTGGCACTACCGTCACAATTGATCATGAGTTTATCTTACTAAATCAAGCAAATAGAAAACTAGAAACTGATAAGATTTTAAGAAAAATACCACTTTTTCAAAACTTATTTGTGTCCTCAAAACAAGAAACACCAGTCAACGATATTGGTATCTTAGTTGATGGAGTTCAAATTAGATCTCCTTTATCTGATGATAATATATTCTACGGTCCGATTGATGTTGTAAATATTATTAATTCAGGAAAAGATTATGATGTAATAAATCCACCCGTTTTAGAGATAGAGAGTTCAACAGGAACAGATGCATTGATTGAACCTGTGATATCTGGAAGTGTTAAAGAAATAATTGTTGATCCTCAAGAATTTGATATTCAAGATGTTAATAGTGTATCACTTACTGGGGGGAATGGATCAGGATGTGTACTACAACCTGTTGTAGGTATAAGAAATAGATTTATAGATTTTGATAGTAGAAATATATTTTTTAATGGTGGTATAGACATATCTGATGAAACTATTACCTTCAAAAAAGAACATAATTTAGAAAATGGACAACTTGTTTATTATAGTAGTAATGGTAATTCACCAATAGGTATTGGAGATCCATATGACGCAACTAATACTATAACTGGAACTTTATCAGATGGTGATCCATATTTTGTTAGGGTAGTTAATCCTACTACAGTTAGAATATTTAATACAAAAAATGATGCATTAGCAGGAATAGCTGGTATCAATACTGTTGGTCTTGCAACTGATACAGCGGCTAGTGGTATTCATAGATTTAGAACTGAAAATAAAACCACTCTCGTATCTGTTAGAGTTGTTGAGTCTGGTTCAGGATATACTCATCGTAAATTAAGAGTAACACCCACAGGTATTTCAACAGCTTACAATACAATAAATTTCGTAAATCACGGTTTTTCAACTGGTGAAATTATAGAATATAATTCTGATTCTGCTATTCAGGGATTATCAACATCCTCATCTTATATTGTAAGTAAAATCGACGATGATAGTTTTAAATTATCAAATGCAGGGGTTGGAGGAACTTCAACTTCAGACTATGATAGAGGTAAATATGTAAATTTATTGTCAACTGGAACTGGATATCAAATTTTCAAGTATCCAGATATTAAAGTTAATATTGAAGTTTCTTATGGATCAACAGTCACTGGGACATTTAATTTAACACCTATAGTTACTGGTGAAATAATAGACGCTTATTTGTATGAACCAGGAACTAATTACGGATCTACAACACTTAATACTCCTATAAGACCAAGTGTTAAAATAAAAAGAGGTAAAA